CAACGCTAAACACCGCGGAAAGAAATTTCTGAAAAAACAGGTAGGGCCTGCTCTTTGTCACAAAAACATACCGACATTTTTACCGACAGTTATGTATTTTTTCGCGCTTTATGTGCGTTATATGGGGCAAAAACAGAATCAGGGCAAAACGCCGAAAAATGATGAAAAGGCTGAAACCATAAGGGTTTCAGCCTTTTCTTTCTGGTGCGCTCGGCGCGACTCGAACGCGCGGCCTTCAGAGTCGGAGGCACGTTGTCGCACGATGTATAAAATACAGAAACAGCCCTGAAATACTGTCTATTATGCGGAAATTGTTATGATTTATGCGGAATATCGGAAGCGTTACCGACAGGATTACCGACAGACGCGAACTGGGCGAAGCGCTGGCGGGCGATGTCGGTGGCCTGGGCCTGCTTCTGCTGGGACAGGTGGGTGTAGATGCGGAGCGTGACCATAATATCGGCGTGGCCCATCCAAAGCTGGGTGGTCTTGGGGTCGATGTCCGCGTCATAGCAAAGGGACGCGAAGGTGTGGCGCAGGTCATGGCAGCGGAGCGGGAAGGATTTCCAATGCTTCAGCTGCTCCTCCGTGGCCCAGCGCCTGGACGTGCCGTTCAGCTCCTGCTCCAAGTTGGTGATATAGGATTCAAAGCAGCGGGAGAAGGCGGATTCCGTGCACATTTCGCCCTTGGCGCTGGGGAGGACAAGGCCGGATTTGGGGGCGGCGGCCAGGATCGCGTCCAGGGGCGGGAGAATGGGGATGTCCCGGACGGAAGAAACGGACTTGGGGGCGTCGAGGAAAAAGTCGGTGCCGTTTTCGGAAATGTGGGCGGATTCGGTGACGTGGATCAGCTGGGCGGCCAGATCGATGTCCCGATCAAAGCGCATGGCCATGGCTTCCCCTCGGCGCAGCCCGGCGTAGAGCATGAGCATGGCGGCGTAATAAAAGCGGTGACCGGTGCAATGGGTGGTGATAAAGACGCGCTCCTCCGGCGTCAGGGCGCGGTGGGTGCCGGAGGTGCCGGAAGGGGGATCGAGCTGATCGCAGGGATTGAAGAGAATGAGCCTGTCCTGGCGCGCGGCCTCGAAGATGGCGCGGGCCGTCATGGCCGATTTCTTGATAGCGGAGGAGGAGAGCCCGGCGCGGGTGTTGATGAACGCCTGGACATCGCTGGGCATGATCTCGCGCAGCTGCTTTTCCTTAAAAGCGGATTTGAGCAGATCCACGTCGTGCCGGTAGGTGGCCAGGGTGCCGGGCTTCAGGCCGGATTTGTAGGTTTGGAGCCAATGATCGGCGTAAGCGCCGAAGGCCGTTTTGTCGTCGGCCTTCAGGCCGGCGGCCAGATCGCGCTCGAAGGCTTTTTTCTTATTTTCCGCTTCCTTCTGCGATTTGCCGTAGAAGGATTTTTTCTTTGCCAAGCCGTTCTGGTCCTTATAGCGCAGCTCCACCTGGAACAGGCCATCGGCCCGACGGGTGCGCCGCTTTCCGGACTCTTTTTTCTCCGGCTGGGGAAACGGGATAACGCTGGCAGCCGCCGCCACGGATACCACTTCCTTTCTTTTGATCCATTGTACAACAAATTTGTACCACAAAATGTTAAATTTCCGTCATAAACGGGGGCACTGTCCCAAAATCCCAAAACGAAAAATGAATTTGGGATCGACATTGGGATGCATAGACGGAAATCCATTTAATAGGTATGCTTCCGGCGAATGAGCGCATAAACAGCGTATAAATATAAAAAATCCCAAAATCCCAAAAAAAATAAAATAGGGTATGGGCGGAAGTTTCTGCCCCATTCCGGGCCATGGAAAAATTTTTTTCGGAGGGGGTATGTTTTTTGGGAGTGGGATTTTGGGATTTTGGGACAGAAAAAAAGCCGCCCGAAGGCGGCTTTTCAGCGGAAGGTCAATAACCGAGCGCCACGGGGTACAGGCGGCAGCGCGGGCCCTGAACGGTCAGATACCCATAAGAGGGCATATAAATGACCGGATGGCAGCCGCCTTTCCATTGACCGGCTGACACGGTGATCTGGAAGGAATAAAACCAGCTCATATCCAGATCGCCGTTTTCGTCCAGCATCTGGGAGAATGTGAGCACCAGGGCGTCATCTTCCGCAGAGCAGCGCACGTCATACGTGCCGGCAGGGATATCCTTCCCGATTTCATACTGTCCAGGCTGAAGAACGTACCAGACAGAGCTTCCGAAACCCATGATCTCGACATCCGCCACGGCGGCGGCGGGCAGGAACAGAACGAGCGCCAGCAGAACAGACAGCAGCTTTTTCATTGAGAACGCCCCCTTTCACACCTGAATCATACCATATATGGAAAATAAGCGCAACAAAAAGCCGCCCGAAGGCGGTTTTTCATTTCAGGCGGTTTCTATGCCAGAGGATGGGGAAGCGGACGATTTTTCCCTGGTGAGCCGCTGGGCCAGGGCCTGACGAAGGGCATCTTTTTCAGAGGGTTCGGCAATGGCGGCGGCGACCTGGAAAGCATCGTCATTGACCAGGGAAGAAATGAACCGGCGGGCATAGGCAAGGACGGCTTCCTGCTGATCCGGGGCCAGATTGTCGAAGGCGTACAGGAGCTTCGCGCAAATCTCCGGCATGGACAACCTGGACGCAAGCCCCGGAACATCTTCCTCAGCCGGCAGGAACATTTCACCTTCCCCCGTGCGGAGCCATGTTTCATTGACATGGAAAGCCGCACAGATCTGGGAGATGTGAATATCCTTGATTTTCCGCGTCCCTTTTTCAAACTGTGAGCACGTACCCTGTGCAATATGGACTTTGGCGGCAAATTCTCCCTGACTTAGGTTAAGGGTTTTCCGTAAGAGTTTCAACCGTTCGTTCATGCAATCACCTCGGATAAAATAATATCATAAAATTTAGAGCATTGCAATATTTTTTTCAGAAAAAGTATTGACAATGATAAAACAACGTGATATTTTTATATAGCAATGATATGGAACCGACTTGAACGGATGGAAGGGGCAAGAAAAATGGAAAAGCAAAGCTACACCGAACAGCTCGCAGAGCTGCTGAACGAGCTGCCGGAGGATCAGCGGGAGTTCATTGCTTCGCACCTGCTTGGCACGGTGCAGGGCATGAAGATGCAGGACGCGCTGAACAAGGACAAAAAGAGCGCCTGACGGTGCGGGCGGATATGATCCGCCCCCGCGAAAAAGGGAGGGAAACGCTTGAATATCGTTCTTTGTGACCGCTGCGGGCAGGAGATCCCGGACGCTTTGCGGCGGCAGGACCCGGTTTATCCCGTGTACGACGTGTGGAAAACGGACAGGAGCGAATCGACCGCTGGGCGGGAAAGGCCGGAAACCGTGGCGCTGTGCCCGGCGGAACCCGTAACGCTGTGCCCCGTATGCCGGGAGCAGCTGAAAGCCTTCCTCTGCTGCGCGGAGCGGGCCCCGGTGACGGCGACCCTGGCCAGAAAACGGGCGATCCGGCGGGCGCGGATGCGGAGCGCCATGGAGGGAGCATATGATGAAAGACATACCTGACTGCATGACCTGCTGGAAGCGGGAAACCTGCGAACGGGCGCAGGAAGGGACTTTCTGCACGGAATGGCAGAGCAGGGAGCCGAAGGAAAAGCACCCGACGCCGGATGAACTGTGGGAACGGGGCGAAACGCCCTTTGACGATATGTGAGGAGGAAGAAGGATGGCAAGGAAGAAGCGGGCGGACATCTTCGCGCCCCTGGATCCGCTGAGCGGGTACCCGGAAATGATGAGCCCCCAGGACATAGCGGAGTTCGCGGGGATTTCGGAGACCAGCGCCACAAAATGGCTTCAGGAGCACGGCGGCGTGCCCGTGGTGAAGGGAAAAGTGAGGAACGTGTGGCGGATCGCCAAGGAATACGTGCGGCAGGGCTTCAACCTGCCGAGGATTTCGGCGTAAGGAGGATGGACGTTTTGGCAATGCAGGATATTGTCCGGGACTTGAGAGATGCGGCCTCGTTTTGCGGTACTCGTGGCTGGGGAGGCGTGGAAAGAACGATTCGGATCGGCGCACAGGCGCTTGAATTCCAATCAGAAGAAAATTTCAAAATGCACAGAGAGCTGGAACCGCACTTCCTGAAGCTGAATACTATCAAAGAAATCTACGAAGCCCGAACCGATCATGTATGGCCGCTTAGAAGGCCCCCGTATTTTTATCTGCTTACCAACCCACACTTTCGGGCCTGCGGCGGCTACTGGCTGGCCTACTGTGATTTGGTGGCTATTATCGAAAGAAGAAGCCCCATTTTCTCCATGGAGGATTACGGAGAAACCTGGGCGCTCTTTACTCATGAACCGACAGACGAGCAGACCGCTTCGTTCAAATGGAGATAAGGGAGGGGCGACCATGGGCGGCGCGAACCGGTGTGTATGCTGCGGCAGCCCCATCCCGGAAGGGCGGCAGGTGTGCAAAAAGTGCGAAATGAACTGCTGGAACTGCAAATGGCGCGCCCGCGGCCTGGACCCCTTTTGCGGAAACCCGAAAAGCCCACGGCACGGGGAGACCGTAACCCCCGAGCGCTGGTGCCCGGCCTGGGATAAAGACAAATGACCGCCCCGGAAGGGGCGATGTGCGGACGTAGTTGAGTGGTAAAACGCCATGGTCGGATGAGGCATGCTATATAGCCGACAAACGCGGGCAGGCTGGAAACCTGTTTGGGACGGAAACATGGAGGGCGCGGGTTCGATTCCCGCCGTTCGCACCATGCACAAGATGTGCAAGAAAACATAAGGAGGCCAACATCATGAGAGAGAAGCATCCTCTGGCCGGCCAGACCGTGAAACTGAAAGATGGAATCGGGATATTTTCAACTGGACAAGACGCAGGAGGGGAGGAGTTCCTCGTGGAGGACTGGGCGGATAATGTACTGGGGCGCTCCGTCTGGATGGCAAACGGCAATCCTGCGGCGATTGAATACGCACTCCGAACGGGAACAAATGGAAACCATACGCCGATTGACAACAATGCCGTTTATGGCAAAGTTGGCATGTTCGGCCACATCGTACACGACAGCGAGATTATCAGGGAATAAGGCTCTGTGACGGCCGGGAAAGACCGGCGATTCATGCGGACGTGATTGGCTGAAAGACTGCCAATGGCAAACGGATGAAAGAAGCCGCTCCCGGTTCAAATCCGGGCGTCCGCACCAATGGTACATCAGGCCGCGCTACGGCGCGTGTACGGAGAGGAATGCCTGAATATCTCCTTGCCCAAGCGGTCACGGGCCATAGTGTACGATGATTTTCTGTTCGAGTGTACAAGCAGACCGCGAAGCGCAACAGGTGGCAGCCGGGAAAGACCGGCCCCCGCCGCCGAAATTCCCCTCTCGGCGCGGGGTTACGCGCGGGAATGGGCAAGGGACGGTGATCCTTCCGGGTTCGAGCCCCGGCCCGCGCGCCAGAAGATTGGTGCGCTGCACTTCTAAAGCAACTTCGCAAAAGCACAAAGAGGTGTGACAACCGGAAACAGACCGGTTGGCAGCCGGGAAAGACTGGCATTGGCTCCTGGTGAGCCATGGGACGCACCCGCAAGATGGCGGGCGTTCCCTGGATGCCCCGGCAAGATGGCCGGCGTCCAGTGCGGTGATCGCCGCCAAGATGGGCGGATCACGGAAGCCGCACCTGCAAGATGGCAGGCGGCAGGATCGGGAACACGGTGTATAGGGCACGCCGAGAGCAACCGATCAGCAGCCGGGAGCGGCGCGGGCAAGATGGCCCGACGCGCCCGGTATTCTCATTCAATAGCTTCGTTGGGAGCGGTGGACAAATGAATATCAATGATTTTCTGGCTTTGCTGGAGCCGCCCCGCAAGAAGCAGGACGGCAACGGGAGCTGGATATGCAAATGCCCGGCCCACGACGACAAGACCGAGAGCATGCATGTGAAGCTGGGGAAAAACAAGCGCGGGCAGGACATCATTCTGGTCAAGTGCTTCGCGGGCTGCGACCGGCTGGACATCGTGCACGCCATGGGCCTGGAACAAAAAGACCTGACCTGCGGCGGGGAGGACTACCCGCCCTGGGACGAACGGGCGGTGAAAACCGCGAGGCCGACCTATGAAAGGAAAAAGCCTCGGCCCGCGCCGCCGGGCGAAACGAAGCCCAAGGCGGATCACGGCAGCAAGACCCTGGAAAAGACCTACCCCTACACCGACGAAAACGGGGTGCTGCTGTACCAGGCTTGCCGGTACCGCTACCAGGACGGGACGAAAACCTTCCGCCAGCGGCGCCCCGACCCGGCCCGCGCCGGGGAATGGCTGTGGGACATGGGCGAAACCAGGCTGGTGCTTTACCGGCTGCCGGACGTAAGGAAAGCCATCGCGGAGAAAACCCCCGTGTGGATCGCGGAAGGCGAAAAGGACGCGGACAACCTGGCCGCCCTGGGCCTGTGCGGCACATCCTCCCCCATGGGGGCGGGCAAATGGAGCAAGGGCCGGTACACGGACAGCCTGAAAGGGGCCGTTTGCTACATCCTGCCGGACAACGACGAACCGGGCTGGCAGCACGCCAGGGACATCGCCCAGAGCCTGGACGGCGTGGCGGCCCACGCCCGAATCCTGGATCTGAAACGCATCTGGCCGGAGATCCCCAACAAAAACGACGTTTCCGACCTGATCGCCCACTTAGGCGCGGACAAAGCCAAGGAAGCGCTGCTGAACCTGGCAACGGACAACAGCATCCAATACAGTGAACTGGAAGGACTGTATGCCCGCATCCCCGGTTACAGCATCGTGGGCGGGCGCATCTGCCAGATCAAGGAAAACACGGCGACGCCGCTTTGCAACTTTACCGCCCTGCCGGTGAGCGTGCTGACCCTGGACGACGGGCAGAGCGCGCAGAAACGGCTGCTGATCCGGGGCTGGACGGCAGCGGGCAAAGAGCTGCCGCCCGCCGCCGTGCCGGTGACCCAGTTTCCCGCCATGGGGTGGGTATCCGAAAAATGGGACATCGCCGCCAACATCGCGCCGGGCAACACCATCAAGGACAAGCTGCGGTACGTGATCGCGGAGGTGGGCCGGATGACCGTGGAGCGCCGGACGGAATACACGCACACGGGCTGGCGCAAGATCAGCGGGAAATGGGCCTACCTGCACGGCGGCGGCGCCATCGGCGCGGACAACGTGAGCACCGCCCTGGAAGGGGCGCTGAACCAATACCGGCTGGACGGGCAGGGACACACGGCAAAGGAGGGATACAAAGAGAGCAGAAATTTGCTCACGGTGATGAGCGGGCATGTGGCCGTGCCGCTGCTGTGCGCGGTTTACCTGGCCCCGCTTCGCCACTTTCTCCAGGCGGCGGGCATCCAGCCCGGCTTCGCCGTTTTCCTGGTGGGCAAGGGCGGCGGGCGGAAAACCACCGCCGCGGCGCTGGCGCTTTCGCACTTCGGGAACTTCACCAGCCAGACCATGCCGGGGAGCTTCCACGACACGGCGAACAGCATCCGGCGCAAGGCGTTTAGCCTGAAGGACATGCCCCTGGTGGTGGACGACTACCACCCCACCAGCAGCCCGCAGGAGAAAAGGAAGATGGAGGGCATGGCCCAGGAGCTGGCCCGCGCCTTCGGCGACAACAGCGACAGAGGCCGGATGAACGCCGACCGCACCTTGCAGCTGGCCCAGCCGCCAAGGTGCCTGGCCATCATGACCGGGGAGGACATGCCCAGCATCGGCGAAAGCGGGCTGGCGCGGTTCTTCGCGGTGAGGATGAAAGGCGAGGACGTGCCCATCGGGGAACGCCTGACCCAGGCCCAGGAAGCCGCCATGGCGGGCACCCTGCAAGCGGCCATGACCGGCTACATCCAATGGCTGATCGGCCAGGCGGACACCCTGCCCGACAGCCTGAAGGCCGAATGGCAGAAGCTGCGGGCGGAAGCCCGGCGGCGATTGCCCAAGGAAAGCCACGCCCGGAACATGGGGGCCGTGGCCCACCTGATGCTTGGATGGGAAATGATGCTGATGTACGGCTTCGCCCTGGGCGAAATCGGAAAGGATCAGCTGACGGCGGAAATTGAAAGCGCCTGGGCGGAGCTGATCCAAAGCGGCGAACAGCAGACCAGGGAAGCCGTGGAGGACACACCGGAAAACGCCTTTATGGACTGCATTCGCGAGCTGCTGGGCAGCAAAAACGCATTCGTAAAGGAACTGAGCATCGGCGCGCCGGAGGGCCCCGGCGGCGGCCCCGGCATGATCGGCTACCGGGACGAACAGTATTACATGTTATTCCCGGACATGAGCTACAAGGCGGTGTGCGAGACCTACACCCGGCAGGGGACGCAATTCCCCCTCAGCAAGCGGGGCGTGATGCGGGCCCTGAAGGAAGCGGGGATCACGGACTGCGAACCGGGCTGCGTGACTAAGAACAAACGTGTGAGCGGGCGGACCATGCGGCTGCTGTTCATCCGGCGGCACCTGATCGACGGCGGCGACCCGCCGGCAGAGCAAACGGCTTTCGTGGCCGTGACGGATGATCCGGACAATCCATTCTGATAAGGCGAGAAACGAGGAGGAAGAAGAAATGGGCGGAACAACCTACAATTACTTCGGATGCAGGCGGCCGCGGACGGATACCGCGTACCGGCCCAACGCGCAATACATACCCGAAAGGCTGAGCAATATCCGGCTCAAGAACCGGCTATGCGTATCCGGCCCCAAGAAGTGCGCGGAATGCAAAAGCTGCCGGTTCGGCCTGGAATGGCTTCGTCGGCACCCGGAAGGGGGCGCGGTAAAGGGAGCGACATCGTAAATCAGGCCATGGACCTGATCCGGGACGAAATGGCAAAGAGCCACGACCGGCCGGAAATCGTGTTGCTGGGCGAATACCTGACGGAAAGGCTGAAAACGGAGCCGGGGATCGCCGAGGCGCTGCTGAAAATGAAAACGCCGCTGAACGCCGGCTTTGAGGCCATCCGGGACCATGCCCGGAAGATCGCCAAGGGCGGATACGCCTGTGTGGACGACAAGACGGGCTTCGGGATCGCCTGTAAGAAGTGGGGCATCGACCCCTACGCCGAGACGGACCCATTCGCCGCCGATGGCGTCACGTCCCCTCATAGGGGAGGCAATGACGCGCAAGCGCTTGCGCGGGACGCGCTGGACTTAGACGCATTGCTGGGGGTGTGACGCATGGAATTGGAAGAAGCCTTGCGTCACGTGGGACCGATCTGGACAGGCGAGCGGCAGCACGATTTGGAACGCCGGGCGCGGCAGGCGCTGCCGCATTACCTGTTCACCTGGAAGGAAGGCGGGAAGAAAAAAGGCTACTGCACCAACTGCCTGAACATCGTAACCATCCGGCGGGAGGACGCAATTCCGGATTATGTGCAGAATGATCCTTACGCTGATGAAGCTGACAGCCTGCACCACCCGGAAAGAGCCTATGGCTTCTCCGGCCCTTATCAGGGCTACAGCACTTTTGACCAAGCCGGACGATTTGACCAGAGCGGGAAGCACCTGCACTGGGGGGACTGCCCCTGCTGCGGCTGCCGCGTACAGTACCGGGGAATGGGCATGGGAAGAAAGACGCTTTCTGACCGTGTGTTCCTGATCCAGTACCAAAAGAGCGCGGAGGAGGAAAACGCCCTGGTGATGACGGGCTGGCTGGTGATCTGCGACTGGGGCAAGTGGAACGAATACGAACAGCGCCTGCCGGATCTCTACATGGATCTGCGGGAAGTGTGCGTGTTTCGGTCTGGGATGAAGGGCGAGCGGTTTATCAAGCGGATTCTGTGGTTCGGCGAACAGCAGGAAGACGGAAAGCTGTTGCTGGCGCCGGACGCCTACTGGCAGCACCCAAAGCAATGCCATGGGGGCTTTGATCCCTGGGGCGGCCCTCACTGCTACAGGTTCGGCAACGCCGGGACGCGCTTCATGCGCGACGATGAAACCATGGATGAAGCCCTGGACGGAAGCTGGATGCAGCCGCTTTGGTATCTGTGGAAGGACGAAATCAACCTGGACTGCATCACCTGGATGGAAAACATGACGCGCTACCCCTGCGCGGAATACTTCTTTAAGCTGGGCCTCGCGTCCCTGCTGCGTGACCTGGCTTTTGGGGATATGGCAGGGCATCTGCTGAACCACCGGGGCAAAACTGCTCAGAAGGTGCTGCGGGTGGACGGGGATTTCTGGGGCTGGATCAAGGGAAATCACGTGGATGTAAGCCAGGCGCTGCTGAAGCTGTACCAGGCTGGAAGAAAGCTGAAGCTCAGGCTCGGGAACGACAAGCTGCTGCGGCTTTCCAAGGACCTGTCACCGGAAAACCTGAACGTGCTGAATGAAAAGGTGGGCCGGGAGAACTTAGAAAAGACGCTGAATTACATCCTGAAAAAGAATCTCGCCTACTTTGATTACCGGGATCACCTACAGGTGATGGAGGAATTGGATATGCCGCTTCGGGACCCGGCCATGCTGTGGCCCAAGGATTTTCAGGCACTGCATACCGAGCTTTCCAACCGGGTGAAGATCCGGGCCTGCGCAAAAAAGGCGGCGGAAATGGAAAAGCGCACCGACGCGCTATCCTCCTGGTGGTTCAGCGCGCTGGGCCTAAGCATCCGGCCCTTTCTCACCCCGGAGGAAATCATTCGGGAGGGAAGCGAAATGCGCCACTGCGTGGGCACCTACGTGCAGCGCTACGCAAGCGGCGGCACGGTGCTGCTGGCCCTGCGGGAGGACGAGCGCCCCGGAAAGCCCTTTCGCACGGTGGAATACAGCGTGAAGGGCCAGCTGGTGCAGTGCCGGGGATACCGGAACCAAAGCCCGGAGGACGAACAGCCCCGGATCGACGAATTTTTCCGGCTGTTCGACGCCTACCGGGCGGAATATGAAAGACTGAACGGGAAGAAGAAAGGAAGGCGGGCGGCATGACAGAGATCATCCGGAACCCGGCCATGATCGCCGGGGAAATCAACACGATCAAGGAACAGGTGCGGGCCACGGCGCTGAGCGCGTCGGTGGAGATCGGGAAGCGGCTCACGGAGGCCAAGGCGCTGGTACCGGAAGGGGAATGGACTGCCTGGCTGAAGGACAACGTGGACTACAGCCTGCGCACGGCCCAGAACCTGATGGCGCTTTTCCAGGAATACGGCGGGGGCACGGGGCAAAGCCTGCCCCACCTGAGCTACACCCAGGCGGTGATGCTGCTGGCCCTGCCGGGGGACGAACGGGCGGAGTTCATGGAAAGCCACGACATGGACGCCATGAGCACCCGCGACCTGAAAAAGGAACTGGACGCGCTGCGGGGCAAGCAGGACGAAATGCAGGTAACCATGGACCAGCTGATCACCGAAAAGAAGGCCCTGGAAGCGGAACGGGACAAGGCCAACGCCGCCCTGTCCAGCGCCCGGCAGGTGAGCAAGGGGGCCATGGACGCGGAAAAGGCGCTGCGGGACGAACTGGCCGCCGCCCAGGCCGCGGCGCAGAAGGACAAGGAAGCGCTGGAACAGGCGCTGAAGGACGCGGAAAAACCCGTGATCCAGCAGGTGACGCCGCCGGATGTGGAAAAGGAGCTGCAAGTCCTGCGCGAAAAAGCGGGCCGGGCAAGCGCGGAAGCGGGCCTCCGGGCGGGATATGACGCCTTCAAGGACTGCTATGTGCGGCTGTGTTCCGCGCTCACCGCCTTTGAGAAAGCGGCCCCGGACAAGGCCGCCGCCTACCGGAACGCCTTTTCCAAGGCACTGCGGCTGATGGCTGACGAACTGGCCGGCGGGAAGGGGGCATCCGCATGACGGATCATCCCTATCCCTCCGGGTGGCTGGAAAAGCTGCCGCGATACGGCTACGATGCCAGCCTGTGCCCGAAATGCGGGGAAAAGAGCACCGTGATTAAAACGGGCCGGACGGCGGGCGACCAGCTGGTGCGGTACCGGATATGCACCGACTGCGGGTGGAAATTCAAAACGGTGGAGCTGTACTGCGGCAGCGAAACGGTGGCTTTGCAGTACAGGCGAAAGGAGAAAACGACATGAACAAAGCCTTTGAGATCGGGAACCTGACGAAAGACCCGGAACTGCGCACCACGCCGGACGGGCGGACGGTGTGCAATTTCACGCTGGCGGTGAACCGCCGGGTGAAAAACGCGGAGCACCCGGAAGCGGATTACTTCCGGGTGACGGTATGGGACAAGCTGGCCGAAAGCTGCGGCAAGTACCTGGCCAAAGGGAAAAAGGCGGCGGTGATCGGCGCGGTGAGCCTTCAGCACTTTACCGACCAGAACAACGTGATCCGCTACTACATGCAGCTGAACGCCACGGACGTGGAGTTCCTTTCCCCCAGGCAGAACGCCGCCCCCGCTGATGACGGCGGCTTCGTACAGGTAGAGGACGACGGGGAAGGATTCTAACCCATGCGCGATATGCCGGAGGGCGCGGAGAAAGAAGGTGAACCGATGACTGCCATGGATGTGCTGGCGGCTTGCCGCCGGGCGTTTCAGGAGTGCGCACGGCTGGAAAGCATGATTGACGATCTGACCGACAACGCGGTGGGCGTGGGCGGCTGCGGCAGCGGCGGCGGACACGGGGGCGGCACGCCGGGGGACCGGATGGCCGCCTACATGGCGCGGAAGGATGAGCTGGCCCGGCGGCTGAAGGCAGAAAAGCGCTTGCTGGCCGCCGGGCGTCAGGCGGTGATATTGCTGACGGCAAACCTGCCGGAGCTGCCCCGGAAATGCCTTCGCGCCTTTTACTGCTACGGGAAAAACGCGCCGGAGATCGCCCGGGACGAGCATTACAGCGAAAGCAGTATATACAAAGCCTTTGCCGCCGGGCGGGCGGCCATGCGCATGATATCGAATCGGGACGCGGAAAACGCTTTGCCGGTGATTTTCCGGGAGGCGCGGGACGATGAAGGAGGCGAAAACGATGCAAACAGCCTATGAAATCAGGGAAACGATCCGGCATTGCCGGGAGGGCGGATCTTGCGGCCTGTGCGCTTACGGCGCGATGAGGCGGGAAGCCCTGAAAACCACGCCGCAGCCGGCGAAAAGAAAAATCTGCCTGGAATTTCTGCTGGACGACGTGCTGGACAGCCTGAAAAAAAGGGAAACGGCCCCGGAAATCGTCCCCTATGAGGAGCTGCTGCGCGGCACAGGCAAAGGCTGGGAGGAAACCTGGCTGATCGGGGACGATGAGGACCCGGAGCGGTTTGATCTGGAACCTTGCGTATGGATCGACGGGCATATCATGCTGGCAAGCGGCAGCAGCGCCGACGCGGACAGCGACCACTGGCGGGAGCAGTACGGCAGGCGCTACGGCATGCGGGTATGGCGCGGCAGCACGGAGCCCACGGAGGAACAGCGCCGGGAAGCAGCCTGGACAGACCAGCCCATCGAAAAGGCCGACGACCCGGCGGAGGGCAAGTTTTCCGGCCTGATCGCGGAGGAATGAGCCATGCAAAAGGACCTGGTGACGGTGGAATACCTCCGCGCGGACGACCCGGATCAGCTGATCGGCGCGGTGTATGTGCCCAGGAAAACATCCAGAGACGCAGCTATCGCAATCGGGCGGGCAATCGTGAAAGCGCTTGGGATGGACGCCGTGCTGGCCTCGTTTCAGGATCGGTATGGGAACACGGTGGAAATCATGCGTGTGAACAGGCGGTAACCGCAATTTGTCCATATATAACCCTGCGACTGTAAAGATACGCCCGGAATATTGATTTCCAGTGAAAACTGTGGTATTTGTTATCCTGCGGGAACCAAGCAGAGATGAAATCCTCCTGTAAGGCACGCGGATCGCCGAAGTCAGCTTTCGGCGATCCTGCCCCCGCTTCGGCCACCCCGCCAATGGCCGATTACCCCTTTCTTCTTCCATGCAGCGCGCACCGCTATCGTGCGCGCTGTTTGATTTGGAGGGAAAATGAAGCCTTACAAGAAAAACGATCCCTTTTATACAAGCGCGGCATGGCGGAATCTGCGGGAGCAGGCCCTGATCCGGGACCATTACGAGTGCCAGCAGTGCCTGAAGCTGATGGAGATGGGCAAGCTTTTCCGGCCCAACCGGGCCACAATGGTGCACCACATCATTCCGCGAACCCTGCGACCTGATCTGGAGCTTGACCTGGACAACCTGATTTCCCTGTGCGATTCCTGCCACAACAAGGAACACCCGGAGCGGGGATTTAAGGTGCAGCGGCTGGAAGGAAACCAGCAGCAGCGGTGCATAAGGATATCCAACGAAAGGAGCATGGATAAGAGTGTGCGGTATTGACGAAGCGCTGAAAAAGCGTCACCTGGAACGGCTTACCACTCCGGAAGGCCGTGAAATGTACGAACGCACCCTGCGCATCGTGCAGGAGCGGCCCGACGGCGCGCGGGACACCGATCTGGACATGATCTTTGACCTGTGCTCCGCTGAAGAAATCAAGATGGCGCTGACGGCGGACATCGCCGCCCGGGGCGCCATGGTGACCACGCGCAGCGGCCGGCAGAATTACGTGAAGGAAAACCCCAGCATTGCCAGGGTGTGCCGCCTGACGGAGATGCAGCGCAAGATCCGGGACAACCTGAAAATCACCCCGGCCCGGCGGTATCACGAGGAAGAAGAAGCGGAAGAAGAAGAAAAGGACGAGTTTGACGAGCTGTGAAACTCGGCTATAGCGCCGATGACCGGATCACCGGGCCGGGACGCGCGGCGCAGTACGCCTGGGACGTTTTGGCGGGGCGGATCGTGGCCTGCGAGAAAATCAAGCTGGCATGCCAGCGGTTCGTTGACGATCTGGAACGGGCCAAGAACCCCGATTATCCCTGGACATATTCACCCGAAAAAGCACAGCGCCCCATCACTTTCATGGAGCGCTTTTTAACACCCACGAAAGGCAGCTATGACAGGATGGAGCTGCTGCCCTGGCAATGCTTCGCCATCTGCAACATCTTCGGCTGGGTGAACAAGAAAACGGGGCTGCGCCGCTTCCGGGAAGCGCTGATCTATGTGGGCTCCGGCAACGGCAAATCCACCCTGCTTTCCGGCCTTTCGGCTTATCTGGCCAGCAAAGACGGGGAGCGGGGCGCGGACATCGCGCTGTTCGCCAACGCCAAAGAACAGGCCAATATCATCTTCGGCGAATGCAAGCGGATGATCGAAGCCAGCCCCAAGCTGTACCCCAAGCACTTCCGCACCACCCGGGACGGCATTTACTGCGACGAGGCGAACGCCAGCATCATCGCCCACGCCAACGACCTGACCGCAAAGGACGGCCTGAACCCCTACGCGGCGGTGTTCGATGAGATCCACGAATACAAGGATTTCCGGCTGATCAACCTGATCAAGCCCAAGATGCTCAAGCGCCTGCAGCCGCTTTTTCTGTACCTGACCACCGCCGGGTATGTGAACGAAGGGCCGCTGGATCACTATTACCGGCTGTTCAGCAGCGCCCTGGAGGACGGGAAGCTGGACCCGCTGGTGGCGGACCGCATGTTCTGCCTGATCTTCGAGCTGGACGAAAGTGACGACATCGAGGACAGCAGCCAATGGATCAAAGCCAACCCTTCCCTTGGTTACCTGCTGGATCTGGACGCCATGCGCGCCCAATGGGAGGCCGCCAAGCGCATCCCCCAGGAACGGGCCAACTTCATCTGCAAATGCCTGAACATCAAGGTGAACGCGGACGAGGCCAGCTTTGTGGACTGGAGCGTGCTGAAAAAGAACGACCAGGTGATCGACCTGGAAAACCTGGAAGGGCACGTGGCCTACGCGGGCTTCGACCTTTCCACCCGGGAGGACTTCACCGCCGCCGCCATCACAGTACCGCTGGACGGCAACCGGGAATTTGTGCTGCACCACAGCTGGGTGCCCCGGAAAAAGCTGGAGACCGTGCCGGAAGGCACGGATTTTTACAGTTGGAACATGATGGGGTACCTGACCATCGTGGACGCCGATTACATCGAGCAGGACATGGTGGCGGACTGGATCTGGAAGCAAAGCAAATTCTTCGAGATTATGGGCGTGGGCTACGACCCGGCCAACGCCCGCTGGACGGTGATGAACCTGGAAGGCCGGGGGCTGAACTGCGAAGTGGTGCGCCAGGGGCCCATCACCCTGAACGACCCCATGAAGGACATCAAAGAGATGCTTTTGGATGGGCGCGTGGTGAGCAACAACGACCCGATGCTGCGCTGGTACACCGACAACGTGCGCCTTTCCAAGGAAGCGCGGCACGCCGACAAGGCCAACTGGATGCCCACCAAGCGCAAAAGGGACCTCAAAATCGACGGCTTCATGGCCTGGCTGTTCGCCCACACCATGGCCATGCGGGCCAGGGAGCCGGAATATGACGAAAGCCGGTTCGATATTACGCACATTTCGCTGGATTAACGAAAGGGGGCTTATACTATGGGATTCTTTGACCGCCTGAAGCCGAAGGCCAGGGCCGAACCCGCCGAAAAGCAGCCCGCTGAACGGCTGACGCTGGAAGGCGCGCGCCGGGCGGACTGGATCGGCAACAAATCCGAATCCATCTGCGCCGCCGCCGCCCGCATGGCCAACACGCTGGCCAGCGCGCCCCTGCACATGTACAAAAATCAGGAGGTGCAGCGGGAACACAGCCTGGAAAGGCTGGTGCGCTTCTCCCCGGCCCCCGGCTGGAACAGCTTCAGCTTTGTGCGGGATATGGAATACAGCCGGGACACGGTGGGCAGGGCTTATGCCTGGGTGATCCGGGATGAGCTGAGATCCCCCGTGGAAATCCGGTATTTTGACGCCGCCCGGGTTCAAACCCTGCAAGCCCTGGAAACCGGCGACGTATGGCACCGGATCACGCTTCAGGACGGACGGAACGGCTACATCCACGACAGTGATATGATCTACCTGACGTGGCTTTCCAACGCGGGCACCATCTCCCCGGTGAGCGTGCTGAACGGCAGCCTGGAATACGACGCGCAGGTGAAGGCGTTCAGCCTGAAGCAGCTGGACGGCGTGCACGATGTGATCCTGATCTCCGCGCCCAGCAACCTGAGCCCGGAAAAGAAGCAGAACGCCGTGAAAGAGATCCTGGAAACCTACAAGGCCACCGGCAAAAGCGCCCTGCTTTTGGACAGCGGCATGTCGGCCACCACCCTTTCCGGCTCCCCGGTAGACCCCAAGGTGCTGGACGTGGACAAGGTGACGAAATCCAGGGTGGCCGGGGTGTACGGCATGCAAAGCTACCTGCTGGGCGACGGCACCAGCAACATGGTGAACAGTGAGGATCTGATGCAAAGCTTCCTCACCCTCACCATCGTGCCCGCCATGGCCCAATGGGAAGCGGAGCTGAACAAGAAGCTGCTGAGCACCGAGCTTTGGAAAGAGGGATACGCCTTCCGGTTCGATTCCTCGGACCTTTCCCGCGCCAACACCCAGGTGCTGGCCGACAAGTATTTCAAAGGCATTCGCGGAGGCAGCATGAAGCCCAACGAGGTGCGCAAGCAGGACGGCCTGCCGCCCGACCCCAACGGGGACGAGCTGCTGGTGAGCCGCGATCTGCTGCCGCTTTCGCTGATCGTGAATCACCCTGAACTGCTGCTGCAAGGATCGCAGGGCGTCCGCAACGGCGAAGGTGAAAACAGCTAAGCCAGAGTGGAGAGTTGAGAGCGGAGAGCGGAGATTGAATAGCTCAAAACAATATCTCAACTCTCAACTCCCAACGCTCAACTCTTAGGAGTGAAACGACATGCACAAATTCTACAACCTGATCCCCGGCAATCCGGGGGAAGAAGCCCGTCTGTACATCGACGGGGAAATCGTGGCGGGGGGCAGCGGCTACGACTGGTGGAGCGACTCTTACCAGACCGGATTC